TCTGAGATTCCTCGCGCAGGTTCGACCTTCGTTGCCTTCTCCTACATCGGTTCTGACGTTGACGTTATCGCGGCAACCGTCGTTCCTCCGATCGAAGCAGGTGACATTCTGCAGATCGAAGGTGAGGACGAGAATAGAGAGGTTGCTCTGATTGAATCTTCCAACTCCCTGATCACGTTTGAATACTCAGGCGCTGTTCGCGGTCGTAACGGTCAAGCATTGGCAGAAATTGAAAAGGGTCGCGTTACTAGAGCAATTCTTACTAACTCTGGTGATGGTTACACTTCACGCCCACAGGTGGATGTGATTTCCTCCTCTGGTTTTGGTGCACGCATCAAGGCACTTGTTGGTCTCGCACGCATTGACGTGAAGAACGCAGGTCAGGGTTATGTTCAACCTACCGTTGCAGTCAACACGACTGTTGCAGACAACTTCTTCGCACCTACTGGTGCTCCTCTCAACGGTGGTATTGACATCTACGATCCGAATTATGTCCCTCCTGGCGAAACTGAAGCACAGGGTGAACAGGCAATCGTCATCGAATCTCAACCAGTTAACACAACTGTCAACCAGGGTCAAACTGCATCGTTCACCGTGGTCGCTTCCACTAACCCCGCAGGCGGTACAATCGCTTACCAGTGGCAGAAGAAGGACTATGGCACAAGTTCCTGGACTAACATCCCAGGCGCGACTAGCCCAACTTACACTACGGATGCTACAACTCAAGGTGATGGTGGTGACGAGTTCAGATGTGGTCTCACTGCAGCGGGCGCAACTCCAACGCTCTCCAACTCTGCAGTCCTAACGATCAATATCGGTGCAACTGTGATCCCAGGATTCACTTCAGACCAGATCTTTGACGACAACTAAATAGCATTATGGAAGAAGAGGAATTCAGCATCCAGTGGTCGATGAGCATTGATGAAATTCGTGCTCTTCACAACTCTATATCATATCTAATTGAGATTTGGCCTGGTTCTCCTGCTCGACCTGCTGAAGAGCAAGTGTATCTTCAGCAGTTGAAATCGAGTTTGTTTGCAATGATTATGGACTATAACTTCTCTAATATGTAACTGCTATGGCAGCAACAGGTTCTTACAACGCAGTAACAGACATCCTAACGGTAACGGGTGATGGATTACCAACACCAGTCAGTTACGGAACGTTCCCTAATGCAAATAACCCAAACTCAGTTACAAGTTATACCTTTAGTCACGCCTTTACAGATAGAGGTGGTGATAATACATCTGGAGGATCTACTGTACCTCTAGGTATTGTTGGTATTGCAGCAAATGGTGTTGCACTCTTTAATCCCAGTGCTGGTGATGGTGGAGCTCCTCCAGCGGGATTTAACTGGATTGCTGCTGGACACAATCCACAAGTTAATTTTGGTGAGGATGAATGTGGTGGTCATCCCGAGCAATCGGGGCAATACCACTATCACGATGCTCATTTTATGGATTGCTGGAAAGCAAACCAGGTGATTGCTGGATATAATGATTATTATGGTTTGACTCAGTTCCAAGGTGATAACCTTCGTCACCCTGATGGGCACTCCAAGATTCTTGGTTATTGTTTTGATGGGTATCCTGTTTATGGACCCTATGGATATTCCGATCCAAATAATAATGAATCTGCTGTGCAGATTATGAAACCTGGGTATAAACTCAGAGAAGTTGAAGCAGTAAATAGACCTTCTTATAGCACATACCCTGCAGGATCCTTTATGCAGGATTATGTGTATGACGAGTCTATTCCTGGAAGACACCTAGATTCATTTAACGGAAGGTTTGCAAAAACTCCCGAGTTCCCCTTAGGAACATTTGCTTATTTTGTTACGGTGTTCCCAGATGAATCTGAGAACATCACATATACTGTAACCGTAACAAGTGAAAGTGATGGTAATAAATACCGTTTGGATGGCAATCTATATCCTGATCTAGAGTTTGTTCGTGGTAGCACTTACAAGTTTGATCAAAGCGATGCTTCTAATGCTAGTCACTCCATTCGTTTTTCCACTCAACTCAATGGTACTCACGCTGGTGGGCAACCATATACCAATGGAGTTACTATAGTTGGTGAGGCTGGACAAGCAGGAGCATATACTCAAATTGTTGTTCCTAATGATGCTCCAGCAACGATTTACTATTACTGTGTAAATCACTCTGGTATGGCAAATAATGCTGTCGTTACCACTAGACCTAACAAGTTTTTGGAACCTAAGTTCCCATATATGTTTGGTCTTGCATCGAAAGAGGCACTGAACATTCCTGCAAACCAAGGGATTGGTCAGGAAGAATCGGGTGGTGGTGAAGAAGGTGGTGGTGAAGGTAGTGGACCAGCAGAACCTCCCTCTCTCGTTATCAATAATCAACCAACTAATGCAACTATTGCAGCAGGTGGTACTCAACAATTTTCGGTCTTGGCAATCGTCGAACCTGAAAACGGACCTATAAATTATCAATGGCAAGTATCTACTGACGGTGGCTTTGCGTGGTCAAACGTTAGTGGTGCAACCTCATCAACATATTCATTTGTTGCTCTGGCTTATATGACGGGGTATAGGTACAGATGTATCCTCACTGGACCTATTGGTGCTCCCCAACAAGCACAAAACTCTCCTTTGGCATCAAACCTTGTTATTCTCACTGTCACTGGTAGTGAGTCGCAGATCGATTACACATCGATTCTCAAGTTTGACGATACTAATGGAAGATATGATGTTACCGCAGTCACATTTGATAGAGACAATACAAACCCTGGTTTTACAACAACTTCTATCAGATTAGACAGCACCAGCTATGAGTTTGACCTTACATAAATAAAACTGTAGAAAAACCCCCCTATTATGGCTAAGCAGAATCTGAATATTGGCGTTTCCGCTAATGACGGAACTGGAGATACCCTCAGAGACGGCGCTATTAAACTGAATAACGTCATCAATGAGTTGTACACCGCTCTGGGTGATAACACCAACCTGCAGATTAGTATTGGTTCTCCGTCTACCAATCAGGTTCTGAAGTGGAATGGCAGCGTCTTCACCGAAGGACAACTTGCAGTTTCTAACCTGACAGACATTGATGTTAGTGGAGTCACTAACGGTCAGGTTCTGAAATGGAACGATGCTAATGCACGTTGGCAACCTGGAGACGACTTACAAGGCGGTGGAGGTGGAGGTTCGTCTATCACGAACCTGTCAAACAATGGATCGGGTAACGTTGTTATTGACACCCACTTCCTTCCTAATACAAACGAAACTTACGACATCGGTTCTTCTACACTCAAGTTTCGTGACATCTATCTGAGCGATTCAACCATTTACTTGGGTGATACCGCGCTTTCCTCTGACCCAACAACACAAGAACTGCAGAGAAAGAAAAAACAAGTTCATACTGTGAATAGCATTGATACTGGTGCTACTCGTACTGTTGCTTCCAAACTTGCTTCCGAGAACTCAACTGCAGAAGAAAAGTTCCGCACTCGTTTTAGTGTGATGAAGGCAGGCACTAAGTTGGAGTTCGCTGATCCTTCTGGTGCTAAGTTTGTAGCAGATTTTGTAGACTTCACTGCTGAGAATGGCGGTGCACGTGGTTTTATTCGTGTTACTGCTGCAGGTGCAAACCAATCTCAAGAACTGAATGTTACTGGTGATATTCATATCACTTCTGTCAACAATCTCGTTTCTTTTGACGAAGGTGGTTCGATTGATCTTGGTGGTCAACCGCTCTCCTTTGGTGCTGGTCGTACAATGTCTATCGATGGTGATGGCATTTTGGAACTGCCTGCCAACAGCTCTATCCGTTTTGGTGACAATGCTTCAACCAAGACGATTGCTATTGACGCAAGCGGTAACCTCGATCTTGCTGCTGGAACAGACATCCGTTTTGGTGCTGATGCTAACAAGGCAATCAAGTTTGATGGTAACGGCAACCTTGAGATTCCTACTGGCGCTGAAATTCGTTTCGGTTCTGGTGGAACCAAGAAGATCGCTATTGACACAGACGATAACCTAGTTCTTCCCACAGATGCTGAGATCAAGGTTGGAACTAAGCGTATCAAGATTGATACCAACGGTGAGTTGCAGATCGCAAACGATGGCACTACTTTCCAAGACGTTGACCAAGGATTCCGTCGTCAGATGGGCAATGCTCCCGTGGGTGCATCCATCATCAAAGGTCACGACAACGCAACTATTCATCAACCCTCTCCTGCACTGCTCTTTAGATTCTCCCCAGCAGGTGGATCTTCTGCTTACACAGTTCAGGGTCCTGGGTTTGCTGGATCTGGTGTGAGCAATGCAACGATCGTTTTGTATCGTGGATTCACATACGTTTTGAATAACGTAGCTGGCGGTGCTCACCCATTGAGAATCCAGTCCACAACTGGTCTGGGTCAAAGTGCATATACTACTGGTATCACTGGTTCTGAGTCTGGTGTTCAGACTTTTACAGTTCCTCACGATGCTCCAAGCACACTGTACTATCAGTGTACTGCACACTCTGCTATGAATGGTACACTTGATATTCGTTGATAAATGCCGAGAACTGTTCCTGGATCTGGTGCTGTAATTGAACCCGTCTTTAATTCCATCTTTGGCGTTAAAGACGTTTTCGTAAACGATGGTGGGAGTGGGTATAACGCATCAGACCCACCAGAATTAAAAATTGCTAATTGCGGTACACCAATCCGTGAAGCAATCTTAGAACCAGTTATTGAAAATGGTCAGATTGCTGCAGTTAAAGTTCTTGACCCAGGTGAAGGTTACGATCCATTTAGAATTGACATCGATACCGTTGGTGACGGTGCAGGTGCTGTAGCAAAAGCAATTCTATATGAGACTGATCAGTTGGCACCTGATGGTACTGTCATCGCTCCTGCTGGATCGATTCAGTACATACAAGTTTTGTCGAATGGTGATCATTATTTTAATGATGCGACAACTGCCGTTGTTAAAGGCGGTGGCGGATCTGGAGCGGAACTACGTCCAGTTACAGGTCTGATTACTGGTTTGTCCCTGGAACAACCAGGTTCAAACTATGAACTCGGAGACATTAACCTCATTGTTTCTGGTGGCGGCGGTCAAGGTGCTACTGGTGTTGCTGATGTTGATGAATTCGGTGTTGTTAAGCAAGTTAGAATCACCAACCCTGGTGAATTCTATGAAACTCCCCCTGTCATTCTTCTGAATGGCGGTGGCGGTTCTGGTGCCAGAGCAGTTGCTAACCTGAATCTGGGCGCTATTGAATCCATCAATATTCTTGATGGTGGCGGCGGTTATTCATCTAACCCCCAGGTTCTGTTTACTAGAAAGACTAACCTCACTAGATCTTCTAGAAACAGACAATCTTTCAACTCAAATTTATATAATGTAACTGGTTTGTTGGGAGATGTTAGTGAAAACGACACTACCCTTTATGTACAGACGACTACTCCTTACCCTGGTTCAGGCAAAATTCTTGTCGGAAGAGAGGTTATTAGATATACGGGTAAAACACTTACCTCGTTCACAGGTTGCGACCGTGCTCTTAACTTCAGATACGACCAGAAAGTAACCCTGGATTCACTGGCAAACGACAGTTACGGGGTGTCTCAGTACAATTTCAACGTTGGTGACAGGGTTGTTAGAACAACTGAGAGTGCATCCAACAAGATTGCTCGTGTTTATGACTGGATTCCATCTGAGAGAGCACTCTTCCTCGTCTTTGAGGTTGATGAACTTGCTTTCATTGATGGTGGATCTTCCCAGGTCAAGTCACAGGTTATTGACTTCACTGGTGGCGTGTCCTCAGCGTCTGCTACTGGTGTTGCACCACACAATGTTGTGGAAGATATTGGTGAAAGAATCATCACTTTAACGGTTCCTATCAATTATATCCAAGACAGATCGTTTGAAGATATTGCGGAATTGAACGGACTCGGTGATGGAATTCCCGATTTGATCAACACAAATACAGACTACGAAGGCGAAATCAGTCTCGATGGTGGTATCGCATCTTCTCTGTATGGTATTGAAGAGACAGTTGGTGGACAGAACACTACTCTGTTTGCTGTTGGTGACCAAATGTCTGATGGTTCCAATCCACCTCTTGCACCCACAGTGTCCATCGCTGGACAGTTGGGTGATGGTGATGTACACGATGCAACAGTTGAATTTACATTCAGACTTCTTGCACCAACCACTGGTAACTATACCATCGGTGAAACTGTAACAGGTTCGATTACAGGTATCTCCGCGACAGTTGAAGGTTGGAATTATGCAACCAAAATATTGACTGTCGGATCCATTGTTCCAAACTCAGGTAATTACCTTTGGAACAAGAACGAACTAATAACGGGTGGATCATCTGGTGTTGCGGGAACGATCCAAGAGATCAATTTCCCAACATTCGTCAGAAACGAACCCGACTAACCCCTATAAATAAAGAGAAGGTAGATTCTGTTCAATGGCACTACTTACTGACCAATTTAGAATTTTTACTGCGGAAAAATTCATCAAGTCTCTGGAAGGTCCCGATAAGAACCAGAGTGACATCGCTGCTGGTGCGAATCGTGATCGCCTGTATGTGTTCATTGGACGCCCTCAGGAATGGGATAACGAGAATAATCCTCCTACCCCAGTCGATTCATTCCAAGAATTTTCGGATTCTTTTGACGATATGATCTCGATGAAGCGTGTTCTTGCGAACGACGCTATTCAGGTTATTCGTCGTATTGACTGGATTCCCCCTGAGCAAACCACTGGTGGTTTGGGTTATGTGTACGATATGTATCGTCACGACTATTCATCCTCCAAAACTGCATCTTCTGGTGCTACCAAACTATATGATGCAGACTTCTATGTGGTGAACTCTTCGTATCAGTGCTACAAGTGTATCTACAACGGTACATCTCCTAGCGATCCCAACGGTAAACCTTCTACTGTTGAACCTACTGGTACATCTACTTCTATTATTACCACCGCAGATGGTTATCGTTGGAAGTATATGTTCACTGTGCCTGTTGGACAGGTGCTGAAGTTTTTCTCTGGCGACTATATGCCAGTTTTGAGTGACACCGCTGTTATCTCTGACGCCGTTGGCGGTGAGATTGACACTGTTGTTATTCAGTCTTCTGGTTCTGGATATAACAATGGTACCTATGAAAATGTACCGATTAAGGGCGATGGTACAGGTGGTCGTATTTCTATCGTTGTTGACGGCGGTAGAATCGTATCTGCAACAGTTACATCAGGTGGATCCAACTATTCCTTCGGTAAAGTCATCATCGATGAGGTGAACGGTATCGGTGCTGGTACTGGATCTGGTGGTGCTATCGACGTTATCATTCCCCCGAAAGGTGGTCACGGATCAGGTCCCCAAGTTGAACTTGGTGGTTTCCGTGTGATGATTAACACTAAGTTTACCTATGATGAAGGTTCGGGCGACTTCCCGACTGATAACGACTACAGACGTATCGGTTTGGTTCTGAACCCCCTCAAGTATGGTACAGAAGAATTAGCAGATGCTATTACGCTTTCTGCTACTAACGCTGTGATTTTCTCCCCAGACTTCACAGGTTCGTTTAACACAGACGAAATTATTACACAGACTCGTACTATTGGTGGTCAGCAAGTGACTGCACGTGGTCGTGTTGTTTCCTGGAACTCCACAACAAAAGTTCTGAAGTTCTATCAGAACAGAGTTGACGGTATCTTCCCCGAAATTTCTGGTAGTAAGACCGTGTTTGATGGTGGTAACACCGTCGTTGGTTCTGGTTCTGGTACTTCTGCCGATCCAGATATTAACTTCCCGATTGTTCCTGGTGAAGCAACTCGTGTTATTAACAACACTGAGTATGATTTGGGTATGTCATTCACCTCTGGTTACGCCAAACCTGAAGTGAAAAAGGACTCAGGAAAAGTTATCTACATAGACAATAGGAGAGCAATCTCCCGTGCTGGCGACCAAATTGAAGACATTAAGATCGTAGTAGAGTTCTAAAACAATGCCTCAGAATACCAATCTGAACATCTCTCCATATTTCGACGATTTCGATAAGGAGAACAATTTTTACCGAGTGCTATTCCGCCCTGGGTACCCCATTCAGGCGCGTGAACTGACTACGCTTCAATCTCTGATGCAGAATCAGATTGAATCGTTTGGTACGCATATGTTCAAGGATGGCAGTATGGTCATCCCTGGTCAGATTGGTTACGATCTGGACGCTAAGGCAGTTCTGCTGCAGGAATCCTTCTTGGGTTCTGACGTTGAGCAATATAGACAACAACTTGATGGTAAGATCATCGAAGGTCTGACAACAGGTGTTAGAGCAAAGGTTTTGTTCTCTATCCCTGCTGCTACCTCTGAGCGTGGATACATCACACTGTATCTTAAGTATCTGACCTCTGGTGGTGATGATAGTGACATCAACACTTTCGTTAATAACGAGCAGTTGATTTGTGATAATGAGATCACTTATGGTAACTCCCTGATTGAGATCGGAACTCCTTTCTCTCAGTTGCTCCCAACTAATGCTACTGCTGTTGGTTCGACCGCATCTGTTGCTAAGGGTGTATACTTCATCCGTGGTTACTTCGTCGATGTTGACGAACAGACCATTATTCTTGATCAATATACAAACGATCCTTCTTATAGGGTTGGTCTAGAAATCTTTGAATCGATCGTTACTCCTGAAGACGATCCGAGTCTAAACGATAACGCTACTGGTACATCTAACTATTCTGCACCTGGTTCTCACAGATTTAGAATTAGAACCAGTCTAGTTAAAAAAGTTATCGATGATGATACTGATAAGAACTTCATCGAACTTTTAAGAATTAACAAGTCTCAGATCGAGACATTCGTTGAGAGAAGCGCATATAACGAACTGGCAAGAGAACTTGCTAGAAGAACATTTGACGAATCTGGTGATTACACCGTTCGTGACTTTGACATCCGTGTTAGAGAACACCAGAATGATGGTGTCAATGATGGTGTTTATCTGCCTGGTGTGAATTCACCTGATGGTATTGAATCTTCTGAAGCACACTATTGTGTTGAGGTTGGTCCTGGTAAAGCATATGTCCGTGGTTTTGAGTCTGAAACTCTTGCACCCACATATGTTGACCTGATCAAACCCAGAACAACTGTTGGTCTCCAGAACTCGATCATTCCGTTTGAACTCGGCAACTATATGCTGATGAACAACGTGAAGGGTTCTCCCATCATCAATGGTACTGGTATTACTGCAAACTATCAGGTTGTTGAGCTCCGTGATGTTGCACCCAATAATGTTCTGACCGCATCTGGTCGTGTTATTGGTCTAGCACGTGTTGCAGCATATGAATACCATAGTGGTACTAATGTAAACTCCACTTCAACTGTATTCAAAGCATATCTGTTTGATATTCAGCCTCTAACCATCTTCAAGATGGATGCTGCTGTTACTCTGTCCCAAGGTCACGTTATCCGTGGTCGTAGCTCCAAGGCAAAGGCATTTGTTGAGGCAGATGTTGTTGGTGGACAGATGTTTAATGTCTATCAGGTGTATGGTAACTTCCGTGCAGGTGAAGTTATTGAACGTGATGGAGTTGAGATTGGTACACTCAACGATATGTTCTCGTTTGAGATTACTGATGCTAAAGGTATCACTGGTAGAGACCCTGACACAAACTCTATTACATTTGCTGGTGACTTTATCCTGGATAGTGAGACACTTATCCTTGGTAGTAACTTCAACATCAGCAGCAGCGGTTCTACTGGTACATTGACTGGTACACAGTCTAACTTCACTCTGGACATTCGTCCTGGTGACATCTTGACTGCAAATGGTACTGATACATTCCAAGTCAATCTGATTAGCACTGTCAGTACAAATATTGACAACAAAATTACTAACGCAACCACTGCTAGTTACAGCGGTAACGGACTGTCAGCTGGTGACTATGCATTCTTGGTGAGACAGCGTGCTCAAGTCTATGACAAAGAGACTGCTGATCTGATGATCGAGATGCCTAAGGAATCGATCAACAATATTAGTGATGAATCTGCAATCGTTGCACGTTCCTTTGATGACATCACTGTTACTGGTGCAAACGACTTCACGATCTCTCTGCCTGCTGACGAACAGTTCCTGGCATATGATAAGGATCACTATCAACTGGTGTCTCTTGCTCCTACAGCAGGCACTTTGATTGATATTGAATCCAATATTACATTCAACTCTACTGGTACTCCTAGAACATCTCTGACCGTCTCTGGTCTGTCTGGTGTATCTACCTGTCGTTTGATTGCTTCTGTCTCCAAGAACCAAGCGGAGAAGAAACTTAAGAACGCAACCCAGATGGAAGTGATGAAGGTCGAAAGAACTTCAAACTCTTCTGATAACGTTAAGTATGGTCTGACATATGGTTCCTTGTATGGAACACGTATCGAAGATGATGAGATCTCTCTCGGTTCTACTGACGTTTACAAGATTCACGCTGTTTATGAATCTCTGGATGACAATGCAGCGCAAATTCCTCATCTGACGATGCAGGATGCAACCATCTTCCAAAAGGGTACTATCATTGAAGGTTTGACTTCTAAGGCAAAAGCACGTGTTGTGAACTTCAACCCAGTGTCTTATGTCTGCCACTTTGTTTATGAGAATGACAACTTCTTCACTCTGGGTGAAACTGTCCGTGGTTTTGATGCCAATGGTAATGTCATTTCTGGTCTGATTAACGACGCTGATGGTTCTGTCAACAACGGTTCCAGAAATATTACCGATACATTCTTCCTTGATCCCAACCAGCAAGGTCATTTCTACGACATCTCTAAGATGATTCGTTTTGCTGGTTCAACCAAACCACTTCGTAAGTTGATGATTGTGTTTGATAGATTCACCCACGAAGCAACGGGTGACTATTTTGCATCTCAATCTTATGTTGGTATCAACTACAAGGATATTCCTTCAGTTAAGATCTTAGGTGAAACCCGTGAACTTAGAGATGTCCTTGATTTCAGACCTGCTGTTACTCCTGTTCTATCTGGTTCTGGTTCTGTTGGTAGCCCGTATTATGTAAACTGTGCATCTTTGGACTTCAAAGATCGTGGTTTCTCATCTGGTGGTGTTGCAAACAACGCTACGGTTATCGATATTCCGAAACCCGAATCCGATTTCCGTTGTGACTACGATTATTTTGTTGGCAGAATCGACAAGATGTTCCTGACTGACCAACAGCAATTTAAGATTGTTAAAGGTATTGCTGGTGAGTCGGAAGATATTCCTGCTGACATCGACAATGCAATGCTTCTGGCAACCTTCTATCACGAAGCATATGGTTATGGACCTGAGAACGTCCATATTGTTAGAGAGAACAACCGTCGTTTCACAATGCGTGACATTGGTCACATCGAAAGACGTGTTGACAACCTCGAATATTACACCTCTTTGAGTCTGCTTGAACTTGAAACTAGCACCACATCTGTTAAGGATAGTGATGGTTTCGATAAGTTCAAGAATGGATTCCTGGTTGATAGCTTCACATCATTTGATTCTGCTGATACTACTCAGCAAGACTTTGCTTGCTCTATCGATTTTGGTAAAGGCGAACTCCGTCCTTCTCACTACACCACGAACGTTCCGTTGCAGTTCAACGAGACAGCATCAAGTGGTGTTACCCTGCACGAAACTGGAACTCTGACTCTTCCATATCAGCAGATTCAGTTCATCGTTCAACCCTATGCATCCCGTGTTGAGAACGTCAACCCGTTCAACGTGTTTGCATACATCGGTCGTCTTGACTTGTTCCCCTCTTCTGATGACTGGGTGGATACTCGTCGTGCTCCTGACCGTGTTGTGAACCTGGAAGGAGACTTTACAGCGACTATGCTCCGTCTTGGTGCTGACCAGAACACTGGTTTTGCTCCTGTTCAGTGGAATGCTTGGAGAACTAACTGGTCTTCCAACTCCTCTAGAACAACTTCTCAGTTTATGCGTCGTGGTAACTGGCCATTTATTAGAAGAATTACTAGAACTGTTAACATTAACGTTCGTAACCAGACTAGAACTGGTTTGAGAACACGTGTTGTGCCTAGAGTTGACCGTCAGTCACTGGGTGATAACACGATCGAAAGAACAGTGATTCCGTTCATTCGCTCCAGAAACATTGCATTTGCAATTCAGCGTCTGAAACCCAACACCAGATTCTATTCTTTCATTGATAACGTTGACGTTAACTTCTATACAACTCCAAAACTGATCGAAGTTATCAAGAATCCTGTTGATGACGTTCGTACAAACGATACCCCGTTTGTTACTGGAGAGACTGTTATTGGTCAGACATCTGGATGTAGACTCATCCTTGTCGATCCTAACAATGGATTTGACGATGGTCTGTCTCCGTATGATAAGTCTGAGCTGCCTAGTTCCTATGCATCGACGACACCTCTCTTGAATATCAACACCAAGATTATGTCGGAGACTGTCCAAGGCGACTTCTACGGCAACCCTATTGAGACTGAAATTCTTGTTGGTCAAACCTCTGGTGCTCGTGCCGTGGTTAAGAAGAAGCGTTTGGTGGCAAACACCAACGGTGACCTCCAAGGTATTATGTGGATTCCGAATCCTGCTGTAAGCACCAACCCTAGATTTGCGACTGGTACTCGTGTTATTCGTTTGACAACTTCTGCGAATGACTCTCGTATTCCTGGTCAGGTTGACTCTGCTGCAAACGCAAACTACGTTGCATCGGGTATTCTGGAAACTAAGCAGCAAACTATTCTTGCTGTTAGAAATGCAGAACTGGTTAGAGATACTGTTACTCAGAACCGTACGGTTGATAACAGCAGCACATCTACTCGTGATACTGGTTGGTACGATCCCCTGGCACAATCTTTCTTGGTTGAGTCTAAGGGTGGTGCATTCCTGACTGGTTGCGACTTGTACTTCAACACAAGAGACGAGAAGATTCCTGTTTCCGTTCAGGTTCGTGAGATGGCAAATGGTTATCCGACCACGAAGGTTCTTGCCTTCTCGGATACAACTCTTCTGCCTTCACAGATCAATCTGTCTGAAAATGGCACAGTTGCTACCAGATTCAACTTCGCTTCTCCCATCTATGTCACAGAGAACCGCGAGTATTGTCTCGTTGTTCTGTCTGACTCTAACGAATATAAACTCTGGATCTCCAGAATGGGTGAAGATGACGTGACAAGCGACAGAACGATTTCTGAGCAACCATATGCAGGTGTCCTCTTCAAGTCACAGAACGCATCAACCTGGACCGCTGACCAGTACGAAGACCTCAAGTTTGTGCTGTACAAAGCGGAGTTTACACCGAACACAACTGGTACTGCTGTGTTTAATAACGCTGAGCTCGCTCTCGGCAACGCTGGGATTTCACAGCTTCGCAACAACCCGATTGAGACTCTGAAACCAGAGATTAAGGTTATCCTTTCTGATCACGTTGCAAACTTCACTATCGGTGCTGAGATTACTCAAACTGATACTTCACCTGTTCCTTCTGCGATTGTTCGTGAAGTTGTCCAAGGTGTCCAAGGTTCGTCCAACGCTTATATCATCTTGGATGATGTTCAGGGCAGTTTCCGTGAAGGTGTTGCATCTGGACAAAACTTTATCTATAGATTGGTTTCTTCTAGATCTATTGCAAACATCACATTGTCTGGTGTGACTGGTACATTCCAAACAGATCAGAGTATTACAAATGGTCAGGGTGCATCTGGTATCGTGACTGACTGGAACTCTGGTACTGGTGTTGTTACCATTAAGTCCGTGACTGGAACATTCACTGCTGGTGATGCAGTCACTCAAACAATCGATTCCGTTACAACTGGTTCTGGTACTATTGCTGCTGGCGGTGTTGCTACCAGTGGTGATGACATCAACGATTATCCTGCTGCTCCGATCTCATACTTCAACAAAGCAACTGAGATCACCGTGCATCACGCAAACCACTGTATGCACGATACAGCAAACAACGTGAAGATTGAAGGCGTTGTCTCTGAGGTTTCTCCTACAATTATTGACTCTGCATACCATACAAACGGTATTACTGCTAATGATGGCGTGTCTGGTACATTCCAGTTACACGTTGCTGATGGATCAGCATTCCACACAATTATCAATGGACAGGGTGTTGCAACTAGCAACCCTGGTTATATCATCATTCGCGATCCTGAAGTTGGTCAACGTCACTTTGAGATTATTGAATATAGCAATATCTCTGATGACGGTAAGATCATCACACTTCCTTCTGGATCACGTGGTAAGGCAGGAACCACTGCTCTTGTCCACTCTTCCAATAGTATCGTTGAATGCTACAACCTTGACGGTATTCCTCTGACTGAGATTAACAAACTGCACACCCAGATTGGTGCACCCACTCTGGACAGCTACAAGTTGGCAGTTACATCCGTTTCCACTAACGGAATTAACAACGGTGGATTTGATGTTACTGCAACTCAGAACATTCAGTTCGAGCAATTCCTGCCTCAGATTCAGATGAACAACTTCCCTGAAACTGATGTTATTCCTAGATTCAACGCAGTCTCTGCAACATCAATCAAAGATGGTGCAAACACTGATAATGCATCCTTCATTAACGATGGCGTCTATCTTGACGTTATCGCGAACGAAGACAACTATCTGACATTCCCCAAACTGGTTTGTTCCCAGGTGAATGAAGATGCTAAGTTGAGCGGTGCTAAGTCACTGACTATGGAACTGCTGATGAGCACAGAGAACGAAGCAATTACTCCTGTGATTGATACCGATCGTTGCTCTTTGATCACAACTTCCAATAGAATCAACGAACTCCCACAGGTTGATTCTGATGCTGAGAAGAATGCAGGTGACAAGAATGATGCTGTTTACATCACTAAGCAGGTCAATCTTCTGAATGCTGCAAATACTTTGAAGGTTCAATTTGAAGCTTGGCGTCATCCTGACACTGAGATCTATGTTATGTACAGGATTCTCCCCGTTGGTACTTCACTTGCCTTCGATGAGATCGGTTATACATATTTTAACGGAAACGGTAAAGAGGATAAGACAGTCCAGAAGACTGAATCTTACCTCCTGCGCGATCTAGAGTATAGTCTTGAAAGTAATGCAGAATTTACTGCTGCACAGGTCAAGATTATTATGACATCTAAGAACCAAGCGTACGTTCCTAATATTAGAAACCTTCGCGTAATGGCTCTGAGTGACCTCTAAGAAAAACTTTCTCCACGTTGAGGGGCATCCCGATTTGGTTCGGGATACCTCATCTGGTGCTATTCTAAATACAAAAGCAACCCCTCCTGGAACTGCTGCTAAAGCAAGGAAAAAGAGGAATGAGCAGATCGACACGTTGAAAGACGAGGTGGATGTGCTAAGATCTGATTTGTCGGAAATCAAATCCCTACTACACAAATTATTGGAGCATCGTAATGACAGCTGACGTATCTGAAAACGTTGACCAGGAAAAACTCCTTGGTGATTTCAAAGCACGCTACCAGCAACTTCTTGAAGATAACAAGAAAATGGTAGACCAAATCAAAGCAAACGAAAATCAAGCACTTAAGCTTCTGGGTGCAATCGAGACGCTAGAGTATCTCGCACAACCTGACGAGGTAGATAACGCGGACGTTTGATAACCTTTGGACCCGCAAGGGTCCTTTTTTATTGCGTATAAATATCACAGAGGCATATTCTGTCCGTCCAGCGGATATTAACTGAATTACAAATGGCAAATAGAATTCAATTAAGGCGTGATGGTGCTCAGCAGTGGGCAAACATCAACCCCATCCTTGCACAAGGCGAACTCGGAATCGAGATCGACACGTCACGTATTAAAATCGGTGATGGCGTTACTCCGTGGAACTCATTGAAATATGAGCGACCACTAGAAACAGAGTCTAACGCTGCAAACACTCTTGTTAAGCGTGATGCTGACGGTAACTTCCAAGCAGGTGCCATTACTGCTACGTTGATTGGTAATGCCTCTACCGCGACTCGTCTTGCAAACGCACGTCAGATTCAGTTAACAGGTCAGATCACTGGTTCTGGTTCTTTTGATGGTTCCGCTAACCTCAACCTGAACACCGATCTGTCGCTGATCACGACACTGCCTCACTATAACCCTAACGATCCTAACGCTGAAGCACTCTATACTAGAGTTCGTGTTAACTCACAGGGTCGTGTTGTTGGTGCAGAACTTGCGTCTACCCTGTCTGACTATGGTATTACTGACGCTCAACCATTAGATGATGACCTGACTTCACTGTCAACTCTGACAACTGTTGGTATTCTTTGCCGTGCATCTCAGGGCAACGTTGTTACTAGACAGTTGACTGGTGGTGGCGGTCGTATTATTTTCACCGTTCCCGATGGTTCTACTCAGAACCCGTTCATTGACCTGGCAGATACCACTGTTGTTGTCGGTAGCTATAATACTGAAGCACTGACATCTGCTGGTACAGGTAGCGAAACTGTTAATGCTACTAAATTTACTGTTGATAGATATGGTCGTCTGACTGCAGCACTGACTGTCCCTATTGCAACTGCAACTGAAGGTAGTAAGTATTCTGCATTCGATTCTGGAACTGCATATAATCGTTACGATATTATTGAAGAAGGCGGTAAGGTATACCAAGCATACGTTGGTATTACTGCTGGTCAAGCAGCACCGACACATAACAGTGGCGATAACAACGGTTGGAGATTCCTCAATAACGCTGCTGTTGAGCAGAAAGGTCTTGCTTCGTTTGCTCAAGAAGACTTTGATGTCGATGCAAACGGTCACGTTACCATTGCTCTTGGTGGTGTTGACAATACTCAACTAGAGAACAATAGAATCATCTTTACTGATGGTAATACTGTTCAGCATTTTGAACTGGATGATGAGCTGACAACAGCAAATGCTCATACTGGTTTTGATTACCTGAACTATATTAAGGTAAATGACACTTCTGGTAACCTGCTGTTTGGTGCTAACAACACTGGTAACAGTGGTGCTGGTGATGTTGACATCAATGTAACATCCCACATCAGTGGTGAGAAGATTATTCTTGACCGTTCTGGTGTCACTCCGCTCCAAACTATTGAGCGTACCGCTGGATCACTTAAAATTCATCACAATGTTTCTTCTGCGACTGATAGGGTACTTGACATTGTATCCAATAACGCTGGTTCTGGCACTGCAATTATTAACGTTACAGCGGATAATGGAATTGTCCTCACAGCGACAGACGCAGCAGCAAAAGTTCAAGTAGAAGATTTCTACTTCCAAGAGAATCACCTTGGTACTAGCAACGGTACGTTGGTTCTGGATCCTGAGGATGA